GGCGTTGCTGGCGCGGCTGGCGCGGCTGGCGTCGCTGGCGTTGCTGGCGCGGCTGGCGGCGCTGGCGTTGCTGGCGGCGCTGGCGCGGCTGGCGGCGCTGGCGCGGCTGGCGGCGCTGGCGCGGCTGGCGGCGCTGGCGCGGCTGGCGTGGCTGGCGGCGGATACGTGGAGGCATCCGGCATCTGCTACCTGTGCTGAATTGCTCGCATCACGCGCATTATTCTGGCCCGTGGCTCCGATCGGATTGCTTGGCGAGACGCTTCCTTGCGCTATCGTGTTTGTGGTTTTGAACCCGTAGAGCATTTCGTTCACGCCTGGAGCAATGCCCATATCAATACAAAGCTGCTCGTGGTTCTTATATGGATCGGTTCTCACGTGCCCGATCTTTTCGAGTAGCCAAATCCTCTCAGGGAGTGCCTTAATGCTGAGCGCGTCGACCCATTCCCGTACCGTGCGCTGGTAATTCTTCTGCGCGAAGCACTCCGACTTGACCGAATTGTCACCCTCAACAAAGTGCTCTGTGACGCCCAGGTTTTCGCACTGTCCTGCGAGAATCGTTGCATGAACATCCTCGCACCCGGTCAGCCTGCATACACCGTCAAAGTCGACGTAGCCGTTCTGGTAGACGTACTTAGCCGCGTAGGTAGCTCGGGATGTGCAGTCTACCCAGGTCATCGTCCCGTCTATGCGATGAAAATACTGCGATGGATTCGCCCGCCTGAGCATCGAGTAGGCGTTAAGTTGTTCTAGTTTGGATATCTTGCCGCTTACATAGCGGCGGATTTCTTCTCTGAATTTCTGCTCGTCTTTCAGTCGAATGCGTCTGACTCGGTAGTATTCTTTCAACTGAACGGCGATGCGCTTCTGGGTCTCAGTGAATGGGGCATTCACTCTGCGGTTCTTGCGGTATCCTAAGAGATTGCCTGCGGTATTCCACCAGTTCATGTTGATGATGTCTCGAACGACATACCCTAGCGAGTTCTCATCAACGAGAAATTCAGGATTCTCGAAAAGCTGATTAATGAGTCTGGTATGATTCAAGGCGTCATCCCGCAATGAGGACAGGGCCGCTTGTTTTTGGGCTTGCTATGCGGACTCTCTTCTTCGTCTTCTGTTGTCGGAGCCGAGATCTCTATTTTTGTTTGAACAAGGTCATAGAGCGAATTAAAGCCGGTAAGCTTGATATCGAATCCTTTGAGCTCCAGCGTGCCGAGGTCGAACTTGAGGAGGTTAGTATCCCACGGGGAATCGGCAACTTTGTTGTCGGCGATACGTGCAGCCATGGCCTGGTATTCGTCGAGGTGCCCGGCCACTACGACGGGGACTTCATTCAGAGCGAGTCTAAGGGCGGCTTCCCTGCGGCCATGCCCAGCGATGATTACTCCCTCCCGGTCGACCACGATGGGCTGTGTGAAGCCGACAGCGGCGATCTGGCCTGCGATCTTATCGATCTGCTCGGTTGAGTGAACTTTTGCGTTCTTGACGTAAGGGGTCAGGGACTTTGGATCTCGGAACTCGATCTCAGGCTTCCATTGCATGAGCAAAAACTACCCTGACGAGGGGGAGAAGAGCAAGGTGCGTGGTGGCCCCCGGCGTGGCCCCGGCGTGTCCCCCAGACATGCGCGACGAGTCATCTCAATAAGTTCCGGATGTTACCTGCCCGTGTCCCCGTGTCCCCGAAAACTAGGGGGTACCACCCCCCCCTTATACAGCTCATGCATAGAGAAAGAGAGGTACCTGCCCATTACAGGGGTAATGCCTACCCCTGAGGACACCGGGGACACCAGAGAGAGAGAGAGAGAGAGAGAGAAGAGTGTGTGTGTATGTGTTTGTATTTGTTATTGTATTGGCTTCATTCTGCTGACTTAACGCACCGCGCACCGTGTCCCTTTCGTGTCCCCCGTGTCCCCCGTGTCCCTTTCATTTCGCCTTGCGTTAGAGTATAGCCGCGTCATGAAAGACATAGCGACCGTTCGAAAACGATCAAGACAGGCCGCTCGGATTAAAAGAATCGAGAACCTGTTAAGAGGCCCCTACACTCGGCTTCTCTTTCTGGACGATCACTTCGTCGACGTAGAGAAGGAGCAGATGGTTGCCGAGTACCTGTACATGTACAAAGCAGCTATTCAGGATATCCAAGAACGACTTTCTTCGCTGGCTCATCGCGTAAGAGAGGGCGACAAGCTTCTGAAGCCCTCCTACTACGATAGAGATGATGCGATCCCAAAAGTCCTATTCGTGAATAGGGATATAAAGTAGCTTTTTTCGCTTCTCATCTCTAACGCCAGGGCGAACGATCTTGGCTCCCTCGATGCGCTCCATCATCTTGGCATACCCACGCGCCCAGTCCTGATTCATGAATAGTCGATCTAGGAACTGAGACTTCCTCGGGATTGTGATTGCCTTAGGCCCGAATGAAAGCTCGATCCCATACTTGCTGAGCTCCTCGACACACTGATTTGATCCGTCTCTAATTAACGCGCCGATTGTCGCGACCGATGATCCGTACCCGACTTGCGCATTGAGGAGATATTCGAGGCAATCATCTCCGGAGCTCTGACCACCGGCTCCGTCTTCGATCTCCGGGATACCCTGAATCAGCGCAGCGACGTCAACCAGCTCCGAGTCAGAACAAAGCCAGTGTCTTGCCGCGAGAACGAAGGCATACTTGTCTGCGTCGCGTCTCTTAGTTGTAATCCGTCCGAGCGCCCTAATGATATCTTCCGCAGTTTTATTTAACTGTCTCCACCGAGACACGAGCCTGAGAATCATCCTCGCCCCCACGTCTGCACCCAGACTCTTCATATAGGGCTCAAGGTCTAACCAAGAGACGTCCGTAGATCGAGACGCTCGGAACATGATCCTAACGAACCTGTTCTCATCCGTATCTCGATTGAGGAGATCTTGAACCGCAATCGCCCATACGCTGGACCGAGCCTTGTACTGTATCGACCCAGAGGAGTCGCCGGTGCCCTTCACGATGGCTCCACCTGATGAGGACTCTCGCGCGTAATCTAGGACCGACTCGACGCGCTCCCTGCCCTTAATGGTCCCACTCTCTAGCTCGTCGACGATAGCGATCGTCGCCTTATTCCCTACGGACTGCCTGATACCTGCCTCGGATGACCCAGCACCGACAGAGACACGGTTCGGCGGGAGTATCCGCTCGAGGAGTTTGCGCCCCAACGTCGTCTTACCGTTCCCGCTCGACCCGCCAAAGTAGGCGTGGGTCCGAAACGGGAGGGCTCCCGCCAGGAGCTGCGAGCCTAAGAGCCCGAGATACAGATCCGCCATGAACGGTGTCTCGATCGTCGTCTGATTCAGCCAGGCTAAGAACTCCCGGCCCTCTGCTGCGGTGTACTCGGTGTCGGGCGTCTTCGGCCAGGCCACGTCGCGGTTGTAAATATTATTGCCACGGTAGTCGAAGAGGCCCATCTCCCGGCCCCGGATCCAGAGACGATCGCCCATGTGAATCACGATCTCCCCCTTATCCTCGTAAACACCCGAGCCGACGATTCGGGTGGTATCGAATCCGCTGAGACTCCGGCAGTCGGCCATAATCTTAGAAGCGACGCGATCGAAGTCAGCTCCACCACCCTTCTCCTTCGGATAGCGCGACTCCCAGTATTCTTTCGGCATCAGGTGGAAGAGCTTATTCTTGTCGAAGCTGCCCGTAACGAACACCGCAGGATTCGAGGAGCTCACGACCGCGTAGTGGTGATTCACCATCCCGAGCGGCCTCACCCACTGGGGCTTCATCTCAATTTTGCCGATCTGATTCGTCACCTCGGCAAGGCCTCGCGTGACGTGGACGTCGTTAAAGTCAGTCGACTCTTCATCGGATCTAAGGAATTCCGGGGCAACAAGGGACGCACCTGTGAGCATGACCGCCTCGTTTGCACGAGTCATGCCGGGGTTACCCTCCGTGTTCCTGTCGTCGTCCGCACAGATCAGATGAGCCGCCTCGGGAGACTCGCGAACCACCTCACGCGTAACCTCGACGAGATTCGCGGCCGAGAAACAAACGACGACGGTCGCACCCGTCGCCTCATGTAGACTCGCACCCGTGGCGAACCCCTCACAGAACAGGATTTTCGACTCGCGCGCGAGCACTGCCGTATCGGGGATGACGTGGAAGAGGCCCTTCGTTTTCTGTCCGGCTAAGAATAATTTCTTACCATCGGCAAAGATCCGCTGAAGCCCCCAGAGTCGCCCATCGGTATCGCGCATGGGGATCAGGAGCACGCCGTCTAGGATATGCGTGCCGTGTGGCTTAATCTGCTTACGCGTCAGATACGGGTGTCCTTTCGCAGGCACCCCGGCCTGAAGCATCTTCAGCGCCTCGTCTGCCGTATCACGTTGAGCCTTCGCTCTTGCGATCTCGGCCTTCTTCTTCGCATCGGCGATGTGCGTTGCAATGGCTGAGCGATCGACGCTGCTTAAGTCGTCGGTTGATCGGAACTCGAATTTCTCGTCTGTAGACCAGTCGCCATAGACAGCCACCGAGTACGGAGCGCCGCTTGCGTTTGCGTGTCCTTCGACGCCCCAGAACCAGGCGTTTGATTTACTCGCGCTTGAGTCGCGCCGGAACCGATGAATACGTCCATCGAGGATGGGCTCGGCGAGTTCAAATCCGTTTGTCCTTAAGTGCTCGATCAATTCCTTCACACGCATCCTCCACAGATCTTGCCAAAATGTAGACGCCGTTGAATCGGCAAACCATTGCCTCGAAATTCTTCTGCGCCTCGGATTGCCTATCCCGCCCGACCTTCACCTCGATTGCGAGAAAAATACCATTGTGCAGAAGGCCGAGAATGTCTGCCGATCTGTCGCCAGACTTAAGAGTGCCGGTATTATTTAACCATGCTCGGCAAAGTGAACCCTGTGAAATTTTCTTCAGGATTTCTCGGACGAGCTCACCGTGCGTCATTGAAAGAACCCCGCTTTCTTCGCGCGCCTACGGAAGTCGACGCGTAGCCACGTCTCGTCGACGCGGCCCTTGGTCGCCTCCTTCGCCTTATAGAAGGCGACCCAGGGGCTCATGGGCTGTCCGCTCGCATTGGTCATGAACGGGATTTTCTTCAGCCAGATATCCATGATCTGAGACGCCTCGTCCCTGGCGGCTGAGTCGATCACGATCCGCTCGCCGCCGCCGATCTCGACTAACTCCCCCTCCGCGTGCTTAATCTCCCGCCGCTCGACGGGTTTCTCGTGGCCACACTCAGGACACTTCGCACCGAGCTTCGCGTCATAGACGCAGTAGCATTTCTCGCAGGTCTTCACCGGGTTTGGGTTCGTCTTCCCACGAGGCGTGCCCTTGAGGTCAACCTCGCGGAGATCAGTCATCAGCCCGTGCCTGCGCACGTTTTCGGCATGATCGAGAAGCAGGAAGTGTGTTTTATTCTCATACGGGCGAGTCCCGCGACCGAGTTGCTGAAGGTACAGGTTCAGACTCATCGTGGGCCTAGCCATGATCACGCACTCAAGCCACGGGATGTCTACACCCGTTCCGAGAATTCCAACGTTACAGAGCACCTCGCGTGAGTTGATCGCATCGTTTCGTTCGTCGTCTGGTGTCCCGGCATGTAGAACGCGAGCGGGGATACCGGCCTGGTTAAACTCAGACGCCAACATCTGAGCATGGTTAACGGTGACGCAGAAAACAATGGCGGTCTTACCCATCGCGCGCTTTCTATACTCCGTGACAACAGATCCCACGATTCGGGACTTCATGACCTCACGTTCGAGATCACGCTCGACGAACTCACCGGCACGCATGCCGACAGATCCGAAGTCGATGTCTGACTTAGGAGCGAAATACTTAGGAGGGACCAGATACCCCTGGTCGATGAGCTCTTGCTCAAGGATCGGCTCGATCACGGATTCGGCAAGGTGTTCGAGCGGCTCAGGTCCGTAGGGTGTTGCGGTGACGGCGAGGATGTATGCGCCTGGGTGCTGCGCGAGAAACGAGCGGTAGCTCCTTGATGTCGCCTGGTGAGCCTCGTCCACGATGATTAGATCAGCACGGAGATTCGCGTCTCTGGCGACGATGGTATCGATCGAGCAGACCTGGACGAATCGCTCGGGAGCCCAGCCCGGATGATTCGCCATGAATACGCCGTGGGGGACGCCCTCGTGCTTAAGGCGTTGAGACGCTTGATCGACGAGTTTTCGTCCCCGCACGACGACCAGGACGCGGTTGAAACGCTCAAGCGCGGCCTTGGCTATAAAGCAGAAGCATAAGGTCTTGCCTGCCCCCGTAGCGAGTCGCAGTAGGACGCGTTTGCGCCCGGCTCGGAACTCGCCACGGATTAGGTCGATTGCTGTCTGCTGGTAAGGACGGAGCATTAGAACGGTAGGTCAGTCTCTTGAGCTGTTGCAGCAACCGGCGAGTTCTGCCGACGACGCATCAGTGCCGCGTTGACGGAGGACAGGGCGGGATCGCCCTTCTGCACACGTTTGATTGCGGACTTCTCAGGATCGTTGATCCAATCGATACGGGCGTAGACCTTGCCGTTGTACTCCTGGTGAGCAACGACACACTCGACGACCTTCGCGAGGTTCAGCGGACGGGACGCGCCTGCCTTCCCGTCGATGAGGTCTTCGATCGATGTGCCCTTGAATCCGAGAACATCGAGCGTATCGAAGGTTCGCTCGGTGGTTTTTTCGGTTAGCCATCCTCGCCAGGTCAGGTCTTGTTGGCCCGCCTCGGTCGAGAGCCGGAATGTGAGTGCTACGGCTGTGGTGCCTTTCTCGGGGGACTTTTCAATACCCCAGTCGACGAGCAGCGCCTTATAGGTTCCTGGTTTAATCTGACTCATTGTTTTTCTCCTTGGATAGCCCTGAGACGATCGAGAATGACGGCGAGACGGTCAGGGTTTCCGTTCGCTGCTTTGACAGACTGGTCTACGCGCTCCTTCAGATCCGGCGGCGTGAGCTGCGCGATCTCGGCGAGGATCTCATTCGCTCGCTCGGGCGCGCCTCGGTCACGAGCCTTGCGGTACTCGGAGTAGGAGAATTTCATTTCGGGAGGGAGGCCGAAGCGGTTTTTTGCATCGAAGGCGGGCCGCTGCTCGGTGTACATGTAGCGAGCGCCGTCGCCGAAGGCGGATTGTTTCTGCCCCGCCTTGCCCTTGGTGAAGACCTTATAGTTTGCAAACAGGACGGCGTCGCTCGCCTCGATGAAGAGATTCTGCGCGCGTGCGTGGAGCTTCATCTGGTAGCGGTCGTAGGCTGTGCCGGTAGTAGGGTTGTTGAATGTCTTCACTTGAGCGTGCGCGATGAGAACCACATTCATGCCGCGACGCTCGCGGAGCAGTCGGAAGGAGGCGAGAAGGTGCTCCCATGTTTTCTGAGCGGTCAGATAGCCCCTACCGTATCCGCCGCCGACCTGCTCGATCGTCATCACTCCCTCTGCCCGACAGACCTCGGCCCATACGAGCGGCTCGATCCAGTCGAGGGAATCGACGACGAGGGTTTTATAGTCGTGTTTCTCGGTGATGAGCTCTCCAAGTTGCGCAGCGAGTTCCGCGAAAGTTCCGGGTGGCTTCATCCGTGTGACATCGAGGTGTGAGGAGCCTTGCTCGGGGCCGACGAAGATTGGCGCGGGGAACTCGGACCCAAACGTGGACTTTCCAATACCGGCGATGCCGTAGACGGTGATGAGGTCCGGTGTCTCCACGCGGCCTTTAGTGACGGAATTCAGGAAGGACATAAGCAACTCTCCATGGCTGGATAAACGCGCGTCCAGGGGCTCGGTTGCTTAGGCGAGTGGCTCCCCTGGACACGCTGAAACCTCGTTATAAGCGAGGCTATTCTGAAAACTTTAAGCAACTGAGGAGGCGTTATTATATTGGCGCGGCGCGCGGGAACTAAATTATTTTGAAGTTCACGTCTCGCCTGAGTCATGTTATTGACGGCGCATGCTTGCATGTTCAGCGTGTCGCGGAGAGGGCTCGGTCTGGTCTATGGTCCACGGCCAGGACATGACCGGCGAGAAATCAACGATTCACATCCGACTCCTGTGTCTTGACTGCGATGGGACCGGGAGTCATGAGGAGAAGGAACATGGGTAACTTAATCGAACTCGCCCGCGAGGCGCAGCACCTGCTTTCACTCCTTGAGGACTCAGGGGGCGAGATCACGCCCGAACTAGAGTACGCGCTTGAACTGAACCGCGCCGATCTCGCGACGAAGGCCGAAGCCTACGCGCACGTGCTCGACCGTATCCCGGCAGTGGCGACGTACTGGAAGCAGCAGCGCGACCAGGCGGCGAAGGTCGTGCAGGGGCTCTCGCTCCTGGAGGAGCGGCTCAAGGATCATATCAAGACCGGCATGCTCACGATGGGAGTGACGAAGATAGAGGGCGAGAGCGTGAAGTTCTCGATCTCTCCCTCGAAGCCCGCGCTCGTGATCGGTGACGTACCGCCGGAGTACCTCATCACAGTGACGACGCTTGCGATCGATAGGGAGCGTATCCGTGCGGACATCGAAGCCGGTATAGCGATCCCCGGCGCGGAGCTGCATCAGGGCGTGACGCTGCGGCGGTCGAAGCGGAGGGCGTTGGAGTGCCACCCCTCATCGAGCAGCTCAGGGAGATCCTGAAATGAAACTGAAAGACCGCGCATGGCACGCCATCATTAAGTACTGGCAGCGGGCGATCGATGCGAAAGCCGTGAATAGCTCGCTAGATGAGATGATTTGGGCATGGCTCGCAGGCTACCGGGCTGGGCGTAGGGATGCGAGGAGGGGGAAATGAAGAAGCCCAGGCGCCGAGAGGCGGCATATACACTGAAGGAACTTGCTGAGGCGTGGCGAGCCATATGGGGCAATAGGACATGGGGTCCAGATGACGAGATGGCTACCTACTTTAAGGTAGAACTCCGCCGCATCGCTGCTCGGAAACAGAAGGGAAAGAAATGATCCGAACAGGAAAACGAACTGGGCTGAAGTACTTCGACATTGATGACGTGCGAGGGTGGAGCCCATGCTATCCGCCTGAGAGACACTTAAAAGAAGGTATCAGATACAACGCCATCAAGATCCTGCGGGACGAAAGTATTCCCGTCGCCGATAGGTTTTGGTGCGTCCTGCGCTATGATCTTGTCTCTGATCGAACGCTTCGTTTATTCGCTGTCTGGTGCGCTCGTCAGGTGCAGCACTTAATGACTGACCCGAGAAGTCTCACCGCTCTTGATGTTGCAGAGCGTTTCGCGAAGGGGCTTGCTACAGACGAAGAGTTGGACGCTGCGAGGGACGCTGCGTGGGCCGCTGCGTGGGACGCTGCGAGGGCCGCTGCGTGGGACGCTGCGAGGGACGCTGCGAGGGCCGCTGCGAGGGCCGCTGCGAGGGCCGCTGCGAGGGACGCTGCGAGGGACGCTGCGAGGGACGCTGCGTGGGACGCTGCGAGGGCCGCTGCGTGGGCCGCTGTGTGGGACGCTGCGAGGGCCGCTGCGAGGGACGCTGCGAGGGACGCTGCGAGGGACGCTGCGTGGGCCGCTCAAAGAGACAGGCTAATCGAGATGATTCTAGCTGAGGGGATTGAACGCATCGCTGCTCGGAAACGGAAGGGGAAGAAATGAACCTTCCGGAAACTCCAGAACGTTGGGCTATGGAACTAGCGCGTACTATCCCAGGCATCAATCATTTCGGGTCTCAGGCCGAAATCGAGAGGCTTGTAAGCAACATCGCCCGCGCTCTCCAGTCCGCGTTAGCCGCCATTACCAGAGAGCGCGATGATCTGCTGAAAGCATCCAAATACTGGAGCACCCAGCTAGAGGCGTCTATGCGAGACATCTCCGAACGCCAGAAAGAGCGGGACCGATACCGTGAGGCGCTAAAGCTATGCGCGAAAGACACGGACACGCATTTTGGGTGTAAGGGATGCGCCAGCGCACTGAAGGAGCGAGAATGACCTGCACGAAATGCGGCGGAACCGGCGAACCGTACGACACCCTCTGGCGACTCGTTCAGTGCGAATGTAAACGGATACGCATCTGCTCCGCGTGCAAGGGCACTGGCGACGGCGGGCGCGACTCAGAGGGAGCGGTGCCTCCATGCGAGCCCTGCGCTGGCAACGGGTCGTTTCGCGTGCGGAGAGATCCGCCGCTGTATCGAGAGACTATTGAGGTGAGTGTGTGACCCTCCAAGACGTTATCCGCGAGTACGTTATGCGAATCTACTACGAGCAGAACGGCAACATTACCCTTACCGCGAAAGTGATTGGCGTGAACTATAAGAGCGTGCGGCGCTGGATCAACAAAGACCTATGGCCCTACGAACATTGCAAACACCAGAGGACCGACCATGAGTGAGTCGAAGCATAACCTAGAGCTAGCGAATAAGGCGCTGCGTATCCGAATCGAACGATACGAGGCGACCCTCCGAGAGATTGGCATTGCCCTCTCGAAAGGAACGCTAGACCGGGACCAGGCAATAAAAGCAATCCGATCGGTGATGCATTCACCGAGACGCCCGACTAAACCTGTGCAAGGCTCAAGGGGTGATCAATGAGTGTAGCGAATGTAAGCGAACCCGAGAGTCCTCAGAGCGACCCGTCAGCTTCTCCCGTTGCGGGGAGTGCGAAACTCGTCCCGTACTTTGCGGCGTCTGTTTCGCCGCCCACTTCGAGCGGACGCACTCGGAACGCTGGGCTCGTCTATTTAAGAGGATCAAGCAAGATGACCACCAGTGAACAAGTCGAGCACGTCGTTGCGCATATGACTGATCTTGTCGAGAAGATCGGGCTCAAACAGGCCCTAGGCCGCATCGAGAAACGGATTATCGAGATCGCGCTCGAACTCTCGGGGAATAATTTCCAGGAAGTCGCCGATAGCTTGAAAGTGAACCGCACGACCCTGGTTGAGATGCGCCGGAAGCACAAGCTCCCGATCATGAGGCGATCCAGATGAAGTGGCCTACGACGATCCTGATTCTGGGATTCGCCGGGCTACTCCAGCACAGCTCGGAGGTCGAGCGCCGGTATGAGATCATTGAGCGCCGCGAGAAGTTTACCTGCCCCCCCGTTGAAAGGAATTTCTATGAAGGTCGGTCTGAAAACCAAGTGCCACGGATGCGGTCTAAGCACCGCGTTTCGCGTCAAGCGGCCCGGCCTGCGAGCGTCGCTCGTGGAGCGGGTGAAATGCGACAACTGTCAGAGTCACCTATTAGTCCGAGTCGAGCAGATCAACCGAGTGGAAGCACGAGTACAGGTGAGGGCGATTGAGCCTTCGGCCTACCTCAACGCAATACTTAAGGAAGTAAAGGAGCACGCCAATGGTACGCATGGAAGTGACGAATCTCGATCAACTGGGTGAGTGGGATGCTGAGCGCATTCGGTTCGCCCTCGAAGGAATTAACCGGATCTTGGCCTCCCCGCTGTTTGCGGCGGAATGGCTACAGGCAAAGCTCACCGAAACGGAGGGGCTAACTAATCAACAGGTGCTTGATAAGATCCTAGGCGCGGACGCGCTTTCGCCGCTCGATAAGGTGGGTGTACTTGACGTGGAGGTGATTCTCTACCGCAAGTCCTGGTCGAAGGTCGTAGGCTATACGTTCTTCAATGCTGTGACGATCTGGGTGAACCGGAAGTTCTTCGGGGACGCAAAGAGCATTGCCTCGAACCTGCTCCACGAATCGACGCATCAGTTGGGATTCGGGCATGTGGCGAACTGGTCCACGACAATTCCTTACACTGCGAACCGCATCGTCGAGAAACTCTGGCCCGTACTCTGTAAGGACATAGACGAGCGTTATTGGAAATGGTGGTACTCATGAGCGACGAACCCCGCTGGCCTCTCTCGAAACGCACCGTCTTAGACTGGATTGAGGACTACTGGCTCGTGGCTACGATCGGGCTAGTGATCGGTGCAATCATAGGGTGCGCGATCTCATGGTAACGGTCTGGTTCCTGGTGTTCATCGCCGTGATCCTGATCGCCTACGACGTGCTCGCACCGATGATCGGTCAACCGACGGAATCCCGAGTGCTCCGCTCGGTCGCTCGGGAATGGACCGTGCTCCCCGCTGCGATGGGCGTCCTGGTCGGTCATTGGTGGTCCCCAGAGATATCGATCGGGGTATCCGGGTGGGGATACGCTGTGGCCGCGCTATTGCCAATCCTAGGGGGGGATCTCGCTTGGAGGTACCTCGGCGACGGGTCCGACCGATGGTGGCGACAGCCGCTCGTATACGCTGCCCTAGGCGTCCCGATCGGGGCTGTTCTGTGGTCGCAATAGTGAACCAGGCGTGACTCGAACACGCGCCCTTCACCGAACCGCCGAACGGTGACGCTCTAGCCAACTGAGCTACTGGTCCCGTTTTTTTCTGTTGCAATACCGAAGCAGTTCGTCGGCGTCTTGGCCCGTGAAGCACGCCCAGTTCGTGACCTCCGCACGCGACCGGATACGCCCGTCCGAACAAGCAAGCCCATCCGTATCGACGTAGTAGATGCAGCGGTTCACGTCCCCGAATCCCGCCCCCTCCTTGCACGTCCGGTAGGCACGACGAAGCGCCTGCGGATGCACGCAGTGAGCGAGGTTCGAGTCCTTCCACTCCCGTCGGCCTTCGTTGACGTACCCACCCCAGAGCGCGTCAGCGTCGGCGACGTAGTGTGTGATGACTGGACCGGATCTACATGCCCCGAGCCACGCGATCCCAAGCACGAGCAGCGGCAATACGCTCTTCAGGGGTCTTCGCATTCTCGGTCTGAGTTGCAACGGCATTGAGATTTGTCACCCAGTCTTGGAATTGTTTGTCCGCGAGAACTTTCCCGATCCTCGCGAACGCATCGATGAGTTTGGGAAGCGAGACGATAAACGCCTTGATAGCTTCCCAAGTCGTGATCTCTGCCATTACGCGAGCGCGGCTTCCACCACGTCCACAACGCCGAGGGACGCAGCACGCATCAGCGCACCGAGTTCAGACTTCGCTTCTTCAGGAAGCTTGTCGATCCCATCGATCGCGGTGAGCAATTGAGTAAACGCCACAGCTACGATTGCAGGGATATCCTGACCGGCTTGGAAGCCGTCCTTCAAAGCAACCTTCGTTGCCTTCGTGATCGCGGCAATCGCAACCATCAGTTCATCCGCTTCCTTGGAAACCTGTACGCTCTTATCGACTAACATTCTCTTAGCCCTCCTTGGACTTTGATTTCAGAATTAACCCAACGATACTTTTCACACCCGCGATTGCAAGCCCCATGATGGACCCATATCGGGTCTTTCCCAGACTTGCCTCGATGAAGAGCAGAATCGCGTAGCCTAGTCCTTGACCGCCTGTCATATCAGAACCCCGCAAAGCTATAATGTTGAGGATCTTCCCGAGCGAAGGCTCCACCCCAAGTAAAGCCCTCTTTAGTAAAGCATCGCACGAATTCCGGCGTCATGCGACTCGGCCCCCCAAGCGGATTAAACGGCGCATTAAAATCCACGGCAAGCGCCCACGAATGCGCCGAGAGAAGCGTCGGCTCGCCTCGAACCGGGCGAATATTAAAGCACCCATCGAACGTGATCAGTTCCTGAGCCCGCCCGCAGGCGATCAGGTTCTCAAGCGCCGCAAGCAGCGGCTTCGCCATATCCCGGTTACAGTACACCGAGGTCCAGACCCGGCCCGTCACCGAGTTCTTCGTGAACCGATTGAAAGGTGCCGGTACCTGGATCGACACGCAGTGCTTCGCCTCTAGCGCCCAGACTCCATCGACGATCGGCCCGTACTTATTCGAGCACTCCGTCCTGGTCATCTTCGGCGATCGAGGCGCTCGACCTTCTCCCGGATGACCGCTACGTCCGTCTTGATATCGTTGATAGCGCCGACCGCATTTCGGATCTCCCGGATCTGCTGATCATGCGCCCGGATCTCAACTGCCTGGACTGCAATCGAGGACGAGAGCTCCATGAGGAACACTCCGAGCCCCGTAGCCATGCCGCCTAAGATGAGAACAGCCCCGACTTGAACCGGGGTTTTCTCGCTCAGGATCATTGTGGGTCTTCGCACAGGTAGAGGTGCTCAGGCTTTTCGCACATGAAAAACGCGCCCTGAATCTTCTCTCGGCATACCTGGAGAGCCGGGTCCGTGGCTCTCGCTTCGCATTTCTTCAATCGGGCCGAGGAGCAGGCTCCTAGGGATAGAATCAAACTAACTGCGAGAAGATACCTCATCTGTCTTTTCCCCCTGCTTTATCAAATTCTGAAGGACTTGAAGAGCCAATGCAATCTCTTGATGCTGCTGGCGAGTCGCCTGGAGCTGGGCAGTTGCAAGAGTTAAAACCTGGATCGCTTGTTCTGGTGTCATCATTCTATCGTTTAAAGCCGAAGCCCGACAGAAAGGCAATCGCTTGCTGCTTCTGAAGGTAGGACGAGAATGGGTTCATCAGGATCGCAATGGCTTGTTCGCGTGTCATCATACGAGGTTCACCCTATCTGTTTGAGCTTCAAATTTTTTTAATCCAACGGTTTCCTTTTGACGCATTACAGCTGGAGCATAGTGGTTGAATGTTATCGATGCTGTCAGAACCACCTAGCGATATGGGGACAATATGGTCCGCTGTAAGCTTTTTTTCTTCCAAGCACATCGCGCACCTGTTTTGATAGGTCGCTTTTAGTTCCAGCCATTGAGCAAGAGAGTGGTTTCCACCGTTGGCTTTTTTTTGCGCCTTTCGTCTTCTGTTTAGGTGCAGCTGATTTTCGTAACCACCCTTCCATCTCGGGTGATTTTTTCCAGTTAATCCCGGTCGTTTTTTTCCGGTCCACGGACCTGGGCGTCCAATTTTTGCTTCGCTTAGTTTTTTTTTGTGGCTCTCAGAAAAAGTTTTACCCTTGTTCCACGGTACATTGCCCATCAGTGCCGCACTTATTTTTGCTCTTGATTCATCAGACATTGGAATGCCCTTACGTCCAGACGGCTTTCCCTTCAGTGCGGCAGATATCTTTGCCCTATGCTCATCCGTAAAATGTCGTTTTAGTTTTACAGGTTTATCCATGTAGATCCATTGTAGTAACTTAGCTGATTTAACGTGGTATCAAACACAAACAATCCAGCTGTAGCAGTCAGCGCATTCTTTTGTGCGCTCGTGAGGCGCGAGGGCAGGAACGCCTTCGCCGTCGAGTTGATCTCAAGCCCCACGCTCGCATTGGTCGGAAGGTCGGTCGGTCCGATCACGATGTCGCCTGCAACCCAGTTATGGGCAGCGGCCACCTCGCTGTAGAGCCCCCAGATATCCGTGCCCACGTCCCCGAAGGGCATCGAGTGGAAGAACCCGCGAGACTTATTAACCGTCGTAACCCCGTTCGGGATCGCAATGGATGAGCACAGGTTGAGCCGGTCGATCGTGCCACCGCCTGCCGCTGCATCGAGCGAGAGCGCGAACACCGCGCCGCCCACGAGGTCCACCGTCGCGCCCGCTCCGAGCGTAACTACCGCAGGCAGGCCAAGCGCCTGCATACCGAGGAAACCCGTCGTCACCGTCGCGTTGGCCCCGATGTTCAGCAGCATCGCGGTATTGACGCCGAGCGTGTCCGCAAGAGTCACCGTCGCATTCGCCGCAACGGTCGGGTTCGTGATGAGCGAGTGAATCGAGACGGGTACGCCCGATCCGTTGACCATCGGAAGCGATGCAAACGCATTCAGCGCGCCGACGGAGAGACCGCCCGTAAACGAGAACCCACCGTCAATGCGGAGGTTGCCCTTGATGTAGCATTCCTTCTGGCCCGCATCCTCGCCGCCTGCGAAGTTCGTAGCAGCGGTCGCGGTCTGGGTGTTCGATCCGGTTCCAGTGATGGTGACCGAAACCGCGCCGATCAAACCCAGGTTCAAAGCTGCAGCTGCAGCGATCTGGGTCGCCGTCGAGACACCGGCTTCCATGTGACACTCGACCGCAAACCCGGTGATCGAAAACGTCTCGGCCCCAGCCGTTCCGTCGTCGACGTATTCCATCGTGTACTGGTCGTTGTAGACTCCGGGCCGGTAGAACTCGTAGGTGATATCCTGAACCGTGATCGATGAGCCAACGCCAGCGTAGTTCGTCACGTTGTCGAGGTTGATATTGAACCCCGCGACATAGCCTTTGTTCAGCGTGACGGTCGGGTTGTAGCTGAGCCCCTGATAGGACGCGCCCGAGTTCACGGTGCCGACCGTGCCCGCCGCAGCGAAGTTATTCGCCCCTGTCGAGGAGATCAGCGTCGTGATCTGAGGATTTGAGTTGAACGACGTAAACCCGTTGTTCGTCTGTATCGAGGAGACCGTCGGCGACGACTGAAAGGACGTATAGCTCGGGGCTGAGCAGCTATAATTCGCCGTATCGTAGAAGGCGTTCGTGTAGCCGTTCAGTACGGTCGCCGCGTTCAGATTCGGCTGGAAGCCCCACCCTTGAATGTAGTCGGTGATCGTGACGTTAGCTGCAACCGATCCGAAGCCGAACTGGTAGCCGATGCCCTTGACCGTGATCGGGTCCGTGCCGTTGCCAATCGCAAAATTAAACTGCTGGAGCCCGATGCGGCCTACATCGCTCGTCCCGCTGTGGATGATGTTGAACTTAGAGAGGTACGCAGCATCGCCGTTCGTCCCAATATCGAAGCCAGATGAGAGCGGGTCGATGTTCCAAGCGAGATACTGGATATCCCAGCTCTCGTCTGGAGAGTTCTGCAGCGGCTTGAGCTGCCCCTGAACATTCAAGTACTGATGGTTTGTGTTCAGTCCGTTCGGTTCTAGGTCAGGCGAGATAGCGAGGGATAGCTTCGCATCAAGCGCCGCCTGGAGGTCAGTCTGATCCGAGAGCGTCCCGCCGATCGTACCCCAGTCAGCAGCGCCGCCGCCTGTCTGGGCCGTCCACTTCTGCGTAACGGTCGAATACCTGAGATACTGATTGTTAGTCGGAGGCGTCGAGAGGTCGACCTCATACCCCTGGAGCTTCGCAACCGTAGCCGCTGCACTCCCTGGCCCGCTTGCAGTGACATCACCTGTCAGCGCGGTGAGGTAGGAGCCGGTTGCCTGCTTGCCGTCTAGCGCCGACTGGAGATCCGTCTGGTTCGAGAGCGTCCCCGTGATCGTGCCCCATGCGCCCGCGAGGGTCGCCCACTGCGTGTCGTAGTTCGTGCCAGAGACCTTCACGAGCGCCTGGCCGGTTGAGCCCCCCACGGGGACTCCAGGGCCGGTTGCGCCTGTCGCGCCCTGCGGCCCTTCGACCTTGACTTGGATAATCTCGGAGGGCGAGGTCTCAGAAACGATAATCGTGAAGTCGCTCACTTAGTTACCTCCGGCGAGATCTTCGCAATCCCCTGCATCACGCGGTACTTCGTACTCCCCACCGTCATCTCTAGATCCCAAGCCGCCGTCGTGATCTTGCGGACCGCCGTGCCCGAGGGCTCGACCGTAAGGCCCGCAGTCTCGGTAGCGGTCAAGCTCAGCACAACCGAGCCCGTGAGAGGAGTCACCGTCGTCGTGAACGTAGCGAGCACGTTCGGATCAGAGGCCGAGAGCCGGAGCTTCGCCGCGAACGTGTAACCCGTGAGGTTGACCGGAGTCACCCCATCCGACTGAAGGAATTGCAGGGGCAGACTGAACGTCGCCCCCTGCTCGATGGTGAGGTTATAGTTCGCGGCGGGCATCGGTTACTCTTCTTGACCGTATGCAATGCAGGAGATTAAGCCCCCGCCGCGTCCGCTTACTGAAAGGAACTTCCCATTTGGGACAATAAAACCACTCCCAAGCGGAATTTCCATAGTCCCAGCGCCTCCGAAAAAAGTACTCGCAGAAGAGGCCCCATCACTTGCCCATGAAACAAAGTTTACCAGAGTGGCCGGGTCTCCGTTAAACAGGATGCTGTTGTCTGAATATCCAAAATATATGCTTTCAGTTGTGGGCGTATCAGTGGAGCATCTTAAAAAGAGAAGTCTAAAGCTAAGCGAACCACTGGGGGTATAAGCTCCAGAGCCTCCGTTTAATCTTCTAAAAGAACCCGCACTTGTTGTGCCGGAATTTCCACCAATTGCGGATAGTGTTTTGTACTTAGAAGAGATGGGCGAAATAATTGTCTGCCCACCAATCGTCAGGCTAGCAACCGGCGGCAACACCGCCGACCACACGGGAGTCGAGAACAACAAACCTACCGCGAAAAAGATCTTAGAATACATACCAGTCACTCCCATTCGATTTTACAGTGATCCCCGCATACGGAGCCGCGAGTTCCTGTGTGGTTTCACCATCGATTGTCCCCGCTGCCGAGGCGATCGTCACTACATTTCCTTCATCACCGATCTTCTTAATCAGGATCTCAACCCCTGGATACGTCACTGCGCTGGGTAGAGTCAGCGTGAACCCGCCCGCCGAGGCGTCAGCCAGGATCATGCGGTCCGTCGAGAGGATCGAATAGTTCGCCGTCTTGGTATGGATCGAGCCGCCCGGAGGTGCCCACTTCGTCGTGTCCGAGAGCGCGTTGCCGGTATTGGTATTCGCAAGCGACGTGTAGACCCGTCCGAACCCGTCCTGAGCCAAGCTCCCGATGTGGTACTCGGTCGCCGTGTCCCACTCCGCAACCCCGGCCTGGAACAGATACGCGAGCTGGCGCGACCAGAGGTAGTCGAGTGCGTTCTGGTCCTCGATCGCAGGGCTGTTCGAGCCGACCGTCGCGGCGAACCATCCGTCGAGGTAGTTCGACAGCGCCTGGATCACGTCCGGGTCCGTGCTCGTCAGAGGCAGGCCCGCAGCGAGCGAGCCGAACTTCCCGATCTGAGTCGAGGGAGCCGTACTCGCAAATTGTTTTTGGTGCTTACGGGTTATCTTCGCCATCTCATCTCCTCAGTATAATGCGTCCGCGTAGCTCAACCACGGCGACGGGCTATCGTAAACCGCGTAGGTGTTGAAGCCATGCGTTCCTTGCTCAGTTGGGATATCGTAAGAAACCCAGCCGTAGATGTCTACGAGCGTCGCTACATACATCACAGCCGAGAGCTGAACACCCATCGGCTTCGGGAGTAGGCCCTGAGCCGCAAACGCTTCCGCAAGCGTCTGACTCCCATAGGTGGCATCGAAGTAGTACGAAAGCCGCATGTTCTGCGTATCGAAAACCTGGAGCGCATTCGCAAAGTAGGTCCCGATCAAGTCTTGAATCGCCTTCAGCGAGCTATCAGAGTTATTCAGGATAAGCTTCATCTTCACGATCTTCCGATAGTCTGAGTCATTCAGAACAACCGTGCCCGAGTTGAAGGTGTTCACGAGCCGGGAGATGCCTGCGTACTTCTCGCCGAGCACGTCGAGCTGCGCGCCTACTGCGGTGTCGATATCAAAAGCATCCCGCACAGCAATCGGGAGCTGATCCATAACAAACGCATCGGCAATCGCTTTAATCGTAGCCCGAGCCTTTGGCTTATTCCGGAACTGAATAATCAGCAGCTCTGCGTAGTATGTTTTGATCTCGTCGTTCGTCATCAAACCACCGTAATCACAATTCTCGCCGTCGCCAGCGCAAACTGTCTATTCTTAGCCGAAGGCGTAAGCGTGCTCGTGTACGATCCGGCGGTCAGCGAGAAACCGTCGCCGACAGTAGGAACTACCAGCGCATTCGGGTCGATTTGCTGAACGATGGTCGACAGCTCGTTGATGTTGACCTGCTCGAAGACGCCGGGCACGAGCCGCGCCACGATCTGCGCCTTCATGTAGGTTGTATCGATCGTGCCGACCCCATCGAGCGGAGTCATCGTCAGCTGAATATAGAGGTTCTGTGCTGTCACTCGGTCGAACTTGATCGTGAACAGGGTGCCATCTACCTGGAGCACGTTTACGACCTCGGAGCCCTTCATGCCGCATCCGGCGTTTCGCTTTGAGTAGATCGCTGCCGCGACGTCCGCGTCCGAACCGCCGTTAACGATGACCCAGATCGAATGTTCGGGCACTCCGTCGCCGTCCACAGCGCCCGTCACGTTCTCATAGACAAAGGCTGCTGTAACCGAGTTGACGTTGAGAAGGGCCGCAAGGAGCCCCTCGAGATAACCACGCGAGGAGAGTGCAAGCGACCGCTGCCGCCGCACTTTCATGGGTGAGTCCTGCTCCTGGTCGATCCCAAGCGAGGTCAGTGCGGTAGGGTTATTTACCGAGACGACACCGAGGACGATCGTAACCGGGGTCGTGATGGTATTCGGCACGGTTAGAACCGCTCCGATATCCTTAGCGCGGAACTGATAGACGTAGGTTCCGGCTCCGGCAATGACTTGTGATGCTGCCAGAATGAACTTATTGCCCGACGAGTCCTGGACCGTGTATCCAACACCATCCGGGTTATCGATTTCGGCATCGAGGCCCGCAAGGGAGAGCGCCCGGTCGGTTACTACTGTGATGTTGGTGAGGGTAAACGTCCCGCCCTTGCGCTCGATCCCGTTGAGAGCCGCCCGAGCGTCGAGGGTCGTCCCGATCGCGTTGTCGGGGTTGAACGTATTATAGATCTGCGTCTGGAGGTCTAGGTTATCGACCGCAAGCTGGGCGATGATCCCGATGATCTGCCCGTCTGGGCTCGACGGCTCGAGGTTAATGTCTGCCCCGTAGGCCGTCTGAAACTGTCCATTGAGATAGGTAACGATCTCGTCCTTGGTCTTCGTCGTCAGCCCGGATGCGTCGATAATGTTTGGCATGACTTACGATACCCCTGTCGAAATCCCCGTGACGCCGGAAACCGACTCGTCGGTCGAATAAACGGTGTCCACAGAGTAGTTGATCCCTAGTTCTCTATTCTCGTCGAGTTCCGACGAGACTTCAATCAGCCTTGTGACGTCCTGGGTGTTGGCGATCCGGGTATTGATCGCGAGCTTAAGCCCGATCACGTTCTTGGATCCTAGTAGATTCCACCAGTCGATCCCATCCTCGAGGGCGAAGAAGCAATCCCCAAGAAACGACTTCAACCGGAGGTTGATAGCCTGGCCGACTGCGGCATTTGCGCTCAGGTAGTCGCTCTTACCGTTCCCGAACTTCCAATCACCATCTAGGTCTGTTGCTCGAATAATCATTCTAAGAGCCCTCCCGATTCAGTCAGTTTATAGGCCGCGAGTTGCAGGGTGATCGCAGCGAGGTCGGTCTGAAGCGTGGTCGCAGCGCCCGCCGTCACAATCGCGATCGGATCAGTTGCTGCCGTCGTCGCGAAGACCGTCAGCTTGGTATTCAGTGTATCGACCAGGTCTACCAGTGCGTTGATAACGCCCAAAAGATCCTTTGATCCATTCTGAATCTTGACCTTGCTTGAGCTCACGCCTACGCGGGTAGAGCCGTTCCGAATCGAAACTCGCGTCGAGTCCCAGTCTGAAATCGAATTCTTCTTGGAGTGGAGTCCTACGAGAGCAATCGCGTCTGAGAAGCTATGAAGCCTGGCCGTCTGGACGGTCGTGATCTGCCCGGAGTCGAACCAGTTATCGATGTCCCGGTCATTGAAGAGAACGAGGCACTCGTCCCCTACAGAAATCGGGATCTCGAGCCGCTTCGTTTTATTCCCGAGGACGATGACGGGGCAGTCGACCAGGACCGGGTAATCGACTTCAAGGCCGTTGATGACGCGCTTATAGGCAATCGTGACCTTTGCCGTCTGATCGGCGGAGTCAAACCCCTGGATGATTCCAACGTGATGACAGAGTAGCGACTGAAAGATATCCCGCTTAAACAGGTCGAACAGGGCCTTCATGTCATAGTCTGTTACCGACGATCCGCTCATACTAGTTCACCCGCCTTAGCTCTTGAGGCCCGAGCCACAGTCCTACTGTAGTTGTGGCCGATCCAGAGACCGCCTCCGAGATGGTACCACGGTGCTTTAAAGAGACGACCTTGTAGAATCCGTTAAAGATCGGTTCAGTCACACTGATAAGCTGGATGCCCTGACCGATCGTAAGCCTCGGCTCGAACAGCATATCGAATACAATCTGGGTTTCCTCTCGGACCGGACTCCCCAAGAGCCCCGTATCAGCAGAGATCACGTCAATTGATCCTGCAATGATCTCATCGGGATTCAAAATATAAACCCGCTCGTTGTCGATGAACAGGCTGCCGCCCGATAGCTGCTGAAGGATGTCTGCAGTATTCCCGGAGTAGGTATTTCCTCTGGAGATCTTACCCTCGAAGTCTCCGATCGCGCCGAAGTCGACCTTTGGAAGCGTTTTCGTGATCGCCTCCATGATCGCGTTTACGTTTGTACCCTTTGCGAACTGAGTCGAGATCTGGCCGTTCACTAAAGCGTATCCGCCGTCAAAGCACTCGATCGTCGTAATCTGATTTGTTCCCTGCCGGACGGACCACGCCTGGGAGATGTTGCCCTTAAAGATAATCGGCTTTGTATCGCCGTAACCGGCCTCGAGCTGGATGCCACGGTAAACCGTGTCTGTGAATCGGTCTTTGCGGAGCTGGTTTCGGCGCTCCTCAGACAGATTGTAAATTCGCATCGTCGAGGTGTTGGCTGAGCTCAGAAGGTTACGGGTAATGTCAAACTCGAGAGTAAACGGCGGCTCGATGACTACGTCTTCGGGCAAGATCGAAAGAGCCGTTTGGGCGCGGAGTGTGTAGTTACGCTGTCGCTTGTCCAAGGTAGTCCTCGTATGCTTGAACCTCGGACGTTGTCATGATGTAGAGCTTAGCCCGCCCGCTTTTGAAATCATCCAGGAATAGCGGCTCCTGGTCGGCGTCTACATAGCAAGCCATTCCGAACGGGATGATGTTCTGAAACTGCCGGAGTAAATTCGGCAGCGAGCAAACGCGGAAGCCCTTCAGTGAGAACGTCTCGTACTGGAGGTCCATAAACCATCCCGCCTGAAGCGGCTTAAATTCCAGGTCCATCGTGACGGACTTGCCGCTAGGTAGGATTAGCGTATGGGACTGTTTCGGATCCGAGGTAATCGTACTAATCAATAGCATTAGACCCCCCTCGAAAAAGCGTCGACGGCGGCGATAGATTCAACCGGCTTACTCTTGCCACGGGAGACTTTCTTACTAGCCTGTGCTCCTGCTCGTCCGGCCTGAGAAAACTCGGACGCAGTGAGGATCGTGCTAGCAAAGCGCATCTGCTTAAATGTGATCTCAAACTCAGAAATCATACGTGTGTCTTCGTTTTGAGTTGCTGTCATCGACTCGATCGCCATGTCATTAAAGATCGCCCACGGTGTCTGGACGGTAAAGAGCTGCCGGGCCTTCCAAAGCGCGTAAAGCCGAGTAAACGCCTTCTGTTGCTGCGTCTGGGGAGCCTCGCGGTTCCGCCCGAATACTCCTGCGACCGAATCAAAAACGCTCGTAGCCGCGTTTGCGGCGGTTATGGCCGCAGAGTAGACCTGAGCCGCCTGGTTGTACGCCCTGATCGCCGCAGTCGATAGGACGGGCGCGTAGGCCCCGATCGTCGTGAGGCGATCTGCGGCGGTCCTGAGAGGCAATAGAGCCGCAGGCGTAACATTGTTAAGCTCGCCTATGAATCCGGAAAGAGTCAGCTTAACTGGCTTGAGCGAGATCTGATCCTGAAGGGCGGTGTTGTCCTCGGTATAGTGGTCCGTGATATCCGACGATACGGACGCCTTGTCCTCGGTCGGGATGTGAAACAGAAAGCTCTCGGATGGCTTCGGGATGATCGTTTGAAGGATCGACGGGCTTCCCTGATTAAAGTCCACGAGCGGCTGTGGCCTGATCCCGATGTTCTGCTGGGGATTGACCATGATGATGTTTGAGATCTGGTTGACGTCCGTAGGCAAGGACGACAAATCAATCGCCATTTATTTGCCCTCCGCATTCGACCCAAGCTGCCGAGCCGTCGCGTTGATCGTCCGGGTCAGCTTATCGTTCGCCGCCCCCGTATCAGGAACTCCGTAGTTCTCCTGTTTAACGGTCACATTGTTTACGACCGACCCCGCGGATGCCGCCGCCACCGGTCTCGGAGCCATCGCGCTCGGTCCGCCTGCAGTCGCTGCAGCCTCTTCTGGATGGAGCCAGTCGTAAACTGCTGCCGCAGGAGATCCCATCATCGACTTGAACTTGTTTACGCTCTCGGCTGAGATCATACCCCCGAAAAGGGCCTCGCCGTTCGCGTACTTCTTCAGCTCCCCGAAGAGAGCAATCAGTGCCGTAATCGCCACGCTCGCCGCCACGAGCGGACCCATCATAGAGGCGATGCCTAACCCGATAAGCAGGAACGCAGCCTGCGCGGCTGGGGACCGCTCAATTAGGCTAGAGATCCACGACCCAAATTCAACAATCGCCGCGCCGCCGTCTGCGAGAACCTTAAAGAACTTCCCGAATGTCTCGGATGCGATAAACTTCGTCCCGATGTTCTCGAGGTTGAACCAGAACTCTTTCCACTGAATATTGATATTCTTCAGCGTCTCGATCTCCTTGGGATTAATCACCCGCCTGCCAAGCGCATTGCGATCCTGCTTAGTCGACATGCGGAGCATCTGGAATACGTTGTCCGAGATCCCAAACGACTTCGACATCGAGCGGGCCGCGTCGACCGGCATACTCTTGATAAACTCTTGGATCTTGCCCATGACGTAGAACGTGTCGCGGGACTTCTCTGGGTCAAACCCGACCGCGTTCTGGAGCGCCATCATAGCCTCGGGCGCTCCCTTGCCCAGCATCATGTCGCTCATGGCGGACTGAACGCCCGTAATCGTCCCCTCCATCTCCTTGCCGGAGACGTCGAACTTCATTGCCGCGTACTGCCACTTCTGCAGCTCCTGGGTCGAGAGCCCAGTCGTCGCGCCGAACTTATACAGATCCATCCCGGTCTGCGAGGCCATCCCCGTGAGCCGCTCGAGCCCGGTAATAACCGCAAGCATCGCCGCCTTCGCCTGAAGAGACGAGGACACGATGTCGTTCATGCCCTTTTTGACGTGCTCGAGCCCCTTTCCTACCGTGGAGGCCCCGGCTACGCCGATATTGACGAATAGATCGGCTATCTTCATTTCACGTCCTTGTTCATCTCAATATACGCTGCTTCGTAGTCCGAGAGAAACCCCTCATACGAAATCGCCTGAAGAACCACTCGAGCCGGAAGCCTCCTTGCCTCTGCGTAACTCGCCGCGTATCCCCCCTTGAGTAAACGGAAGTTGATGATTAGGTCTTCTGAGCCTGGCCGAACCTGGACTGAAGGGTAGCGAGCATCTCGCGGTACATGCCCGAGAACCTTACAATAAGGTTTTTCATAAAAGGGCTGACGTTAACGACCGTCACCTCGAACATCACGAGGAGATAATCCTCGCGTGCTTTCAGGGGTTGAAACGTATCCTTGGTGATCCGTACCCCGTTGTAAGTGCATCGCCCCTCGATACAGGCCCACGCTTGCGCGTCAATCTTTCTCGAGGAGAGTGCGCGGAATGCAATGTTCTTCCAAAGGTTCACATCGACCTCGGCTTTAGGGTCGAGAACGAGTGATTCTGCTTCGGAGGCTATTTCTTGATAAAGCGCCTTGGAGATCTCCCAGTCGGCGGGAGTTATTTCTAACTTCGCCCCCGACGGGAGGGTAATCTTAACGAGTTCGTCCATGGACTAGGTTATGCCAAGACGCGCGGGGCGTTTGCAAACTTCATCTCATAGATGCAAATGCTCTGCTCGGTATCCCCGGCGACGTTTGACTTCGCCTCGATCTGCTTCGTAAACACTCCAGCGCTCATCAGGTAGGTGTCTTGAATTACCAGACCGGCACCGTTGCCGACCTGCTTTACAAGCTCGCCTACAAGCTGAACAAACCCAGAAAAGTTCTGCTGCTGGGAGACGAGGAGCCCGTTCAAGAACTTATCGTCCGCCGAGCCGCGAATCACGCGGAGCTTAAAATCCGCCTGACGCCCGCTCTCGTTCAGAGCGAAGATCGAGTTGCCGTTCTTGCCGGTCTTCACAGCGGCGATCTCGGTAGGGAAGGTCAATTCCGCTACGTTATCGTCCGCCAGGTCGGCTAGAATCCGGTTATTGATCTTGATGACGTCATTTCCGGTCATTGATACGGTTGCCATTGTTTATCTCCCTTAAGGATTGATGGAAATGAGTACGTTACCCCGGTCGACGGCTCCAGCTTCCTTGAGGGCGATCTGGATCAACGGAGCAATCCGAGCTTCGCGGTCAGCTTTGAGCTGTGTCGCGACGGGCGAGCTGTAGATGTAGTAGCCGCGCTCCTGAATGTTTCTAAAGAAGTCGTCAAGAATCCCGAATGTGTCCGGGCTCGTCCAGGAGCCGGGAGCAAGGTATTGATTCGTGACACCCTGTTCGCACACCGTCCGGAGAGCGCCCTTAATGACGCCGATCCCCTGTTCGGTCTGAGCGATCTTAGTCCCGGTTTGAGCCAGGACGTTGAAGCCCGCGACCTGAAAGGCAGCGACGATCCAAAGCAGGTTGTACTGGCGATCGTAGAAGTCGTTCTTGCCCGAGCAGTAGACCTTGGGCACGCCCTGGAAGGAGGCGTAAACGTCGGCACCAGCGGCCTGACACTTGGTCAGGATCGTCTGGGTCATGCCGGCATCGGGCTGGATCGTGATGAGATCCTTCAGGTGCATGTTCTGGGTCGTGTTCGAGCCCGAGAAGTCAGTCGACTGACCCCGGAAGCCGTAGGCGGCCTGCATGTTCAAGCCAGCCGATTCTCGGTCAAAGAGCGGGTCTCCAGCGACGCCAATGTAGAGAAGGCCACGGGTCTGCTTCAGGCCGCCCGTTCGCAGGAGGTCCAGGGTGCCGCCCACGTCGACGGACGCGGAGTCGACCTGCACCGAGTAGAGGAGCTTGACGAGCGTCTGGACCAATGCGGCGGCGTCCAGGAGCTCAGCTTGGCCGAGGACGACGGTCGTCATGATCCCGAAGTACTGGACCAGATCCTTCGTGCGGTTGATCGCGTCTTCAAGCGTCTCAGCGACGCCTGGGGTCGGGGTTGCGACCGCGATTGTAATCCCGCCGTTTAAGGTGTTATCGGAAACCGTGAGCGCCGTAGCGTTGCCATGAACGCCTGCGAAAGTTACCGTGAACAGGGTCGCTTCAGATCCCGTCACGGTGACGCTCCGAAGAGGAGCCAGCAAGCGAAGGGCGGCCTGGACCTGCGCAGCGGTCGAGTTCGCCACGATCGCTTCGGTCACATACGAGCCGTAATTGAGTTTGTAGCTGCCCGAGGTCGGGTCAGCAGAGAAGGTCAGCGTCTGGACTTCAGCCGTGTCCACATAGGGGATGACAACCAGGTAGCCGCCGCCAGCCAGGATATTCGGCTTCTGAGAGAACCCCGCAACTGCCATGTCGGAGGTACGCGAGTCCGATCCGAAGTCAGCAGTGACGGCGGAGGGGTTTTTGTAGATTTTGTAGCCATCGGTTCCGAACTCCGATCCGGGCACTTCGTGCGAGAAAATCGCGAGATTCGAGGTATTGAGCTGACCGACTCCGGCTGGAGCAGCACTCACGCTGATCGTAAATACGTTCGTTAAATCGAGCTGTGCCATTTCAAGCCTCCGGTAGTAGGTGAGTTCTTCATCAGTCTAAATGCTATTTTCTGATATGCATAGCACTCACGCATTTGTTTTGACCTCGTTCGCCGGGAACGTGTCGTAGTAGGGGATGGGTTTCTGCTTCGTGACCTTATACTGCACCGGCACCGTGATCTGGAACCGATAGGGAATAGTCGAGCCTTCAAGTTCGGAAAGGTTATTAAACGACGAGGAGATCCGGGCGATGAGCATTCCTTGCGCCTCTTGGACCTGCTTCGCGTAGTTGCTCCCGAGCGCCATGATGACGGACTCTTTCACATCCATCGCGACCTCGGTTTTCGACAGGATGTCGATCGTCACCTCGGCCCACATGTTCACGGTGAGCTCCTCGGTGAAGCCTCCGGTGACGGGGACGTTCTTCGAGATATTCGAGAAGGGCCGCATCGCGCCTAGCCCGACCGCGATGTAGAGCCGCTCGTCGGTAATGGGCTGGATCTTGCTTTGATAAAAGTACACTTGGTCAGAGTCGAGCGCCATCTCAGCCTGTAGGATGTTGCAGATCGCCTCAAGCGGGTTGAGCGGGTAGAGCGACGTGCTCATGAGTTATCCCCGCTTCCTTGAATGATGTGGAATTCAAGATAGCCGTATTCGGTCCAGTCCCATTTCTCCATGACCCGGTACTTGACGCCGTTAAACGCGATGATCTCGTCGACCTTAAGCGGAGTGTCTGGCCAAGCGCGAATAGTTTCCCACCGCCAGGCGCGCTGACTCTCGGCCTTGATCTGAAGCTGTTGAGCACTCATCGGCTGACGGACCCCAAGGGCATGAACCTCTGTAAGCGTCTCGACCACACGGTAGTCGATGATCTCCTTCGTCACACGTGAGAACACGAGCGGCTGAAACCAGTCCGTAAGCGTCCCCGACATATTCGGCAGGGAGCCCGGCGTCTGAAGCAGCGGCAGGTTCTTAGCGTTGACGATCGGAGCTGCCACGTTAGTTCGCGTTCCTCTTCGCTAGGAGTTCTTCGATATAGGCCATGATGACCGACGCCTCGATGCCGTTGTCGACGCACTTATTGTAAACCGCGAGCCACTCTGTCTTTGAGCTCATTCTTTAATCTCCGTGGTGATAGAGTTCCGAAGCTGCTGAGTTTCAATCAACGTTTGGTGGTTCTTCTTCCGGCTCATGTCGGACTTCTCCCACTTGCCGCCGAAGCCCGTATCGAACGCTTCCATCACGACCTGCTCGGAGCAGATCGCAATGCGCTCGAGCCAAGGCTTAATCCCGTGCTCGCGGATCACCTTCTTAAGCTCCGCCTCGTCGAACTTGCCAGCCGAGAACAGTTTCGCATCTAAGCCTTCGATGATCGGCTCTCTCAAGAACGACCGCTTCGGGAGCTTGCTTGTCCCGAACTCGTGAGCCGCACCGACCGTAGCATTCGTCGAGCCGTCAGAGCGAGATCCGCCACCCATGATGCCCACGGCTACGCGCGGGCCGGACGAGTTCTTCATCGCCTTAATAAAGCTATCGAGGGCCTTGGTATTGAGTTTCACGTCACTCATACGTGGACACCGGCCGCAACGCTATATATACATTCCTCCATATGAGACCATCTAAAGAGGAACGATTCTTTGCTAAAGTCAAAAAAACGCCGACCTGTTGGATATGGACCGCATACACGAATGCTCTTGGATACGGAACTCTGAGCACTAAGGGCGTTATTCAGCCTGCGCACAGGGTGGCCTATGAGATTCACAAAGGACCAATTCCAGATGGTCTTGTTATCGACCACCTCTGCAGAAACCCCTCGTGCGTTAATCCGGATCATCTTGAAGCAGTTACTCAGCAGGTGAACGTAATGCGCGGAACCGGCGTCGCGGCTAGGCACGCACAAAAAACCCACTGCAAGGCAGGTCACGCGTTTGATGAGGTCAATACCAGGAAAAGAAAAGACGGCCGTGGGGGTAGGACTTGCAGAAAATGTCACACAATTGAAACCACCGCGAGATACCATGCCACAAAAGGCGCTGTCGGACCCAGAAATAGAAACAAAACACACTGCCTGAGGGGGCATCCTTTGTCTGGAGATAACCTTAAGATGAGCAAGCGTGGGTCGCGAGTATGCATTGCTTGCACAAGGATCCACTCGGCCCTCATAAGAGCTAAGCATGCGTCCTCCCGAGAACAGAAATAACATGACCGATAAGTCTTGGAGTCACTAGTTCTAGATATCGCGCACCGTAGTTGGTCTTGCTCAGCATCGCTAGGTGCGGGTTATCGAGGATTTTCTGCGGGATCGAGAACCCCTCGGAAACCGAGCCGACGCTCTTGCTACCGGTCAACCAGGAGTAGCTCCCTGCTATGCCTTGCGAGGATGCCCTGAGATCCGTCACTAGGTAGTGGGCCGTGAGGTAGAGGTAGGCGATAGTGAAAACCGCTTGAGACTCCCATAGGCTCTCGTTGAAATTCACGGCGGCTTCGGAGATCGCCTTCGTGATGTCCGAGTCCATTACGGTCGTATCGGTTGAGCCGTAATTAAAATCGCGGGCGAAATGGGCCTTGAATGAACTTTCTGTTGGAACTATATAGCCCACGAGATATCCTCCCCCGAATGAAAAAACTCCCCGCAGAGGATAGATTTTGGTCGAAAGTCATTAAAACTTCCACGTGCTGGAACTGGTCCCGTACCAAGTCCAGAGGATACGGACGCTTCTGGCTTAATAACCGCAATGTAGCTGCCCATAGATTTTCGTTTGAACTTGTAAAAGGAGTTATTCCAGACGGCCTTCAGATCGACCATCTTTGCAGAAATCCGTCCTGTGTAAATCCAGATCATCTCGAAGCCGTAACGCCCAGAGAGAACGCTATGCGCGGGATAGGTCCGTCGGCAATTAACTCTAAGAAAACTCATTGCCTTCGAGGGCACGAATTTACTTCGGACAATACCCGAATAGATAAGCTTGGCCGCAGAGGATGTAATACGTGCTTTACACTTTGGAAGCAAAACTACCTTGCTGAGTGCAGAAGAAAGACAGCCGCAAAAGGACCAAATGTTAAAACTCATTGCAAGCGAGGACACGAATTTACCCCGGGTAATATCAGGGTGGTTCCTGGAGGCAGGGCATGTAGAGCGTGCGAACTTATTCACCGAGCAAATCGACCCCGGGTAAACCGGAGCAAAGACCACTGCATAAACGGCCACGAATATACCGAGCAAAACACCGGCTACCATAACGGCGTCAGGAGATGCAAAAAGTGCAGAAGCGACGAGCAGAAACGCTGGGTCATTTTGAGAAGAACAGGCAAGTTGCCAGAAAAACGCGACCCAACTAAATGCATAAACGGCCACGAGTATACGCCGGAAAATACCTATATCAAAACGAATGGCGGCAAGGTTTGCAGAGTTTGTAAATTGGAATCCGGCAGGAAGTGGATGCAGAAGGTCGCTCCGAAATAGATTCAAAATTCGGCCTCCTCTACTGCTTGCGACGGCGCTTAGGAGCCTCCGGCGCGGGGGGGATAGGATCTGTCTCGACCGGCTCTTTCACAAGCACGAGTTCGAGCGGGTACTTCGAGCACAGACGTAGAGCCTGATGCTCAGATAGGTCAATGGTATGTCCCGGGGACAGCATCCCCGGGACCATGAACGATCGTATTCCGACGTTCTGAATCTTCATTATTCGAGGTACAGCATTTCCTTCGGACGGAGAGCTTGCACGCCGGTGAACTGGCCATACGCGGCGTTCTCGAACGACAAGCCGTTCAAGGTGTTCGCCATCGTGGTGGTGTAGTCCACTGGGATGTTCATGCGCACAGACTCTTCCTCGTAGTTGAGGAGGGTGTAGCGAGCGCTCGAGAGAACGCTGTCCGAGTAGGCAGCATCAGCGTAGGCACAAGGCAGAATCTTGAACTGAGGATTCTGAGTGACCACAGCGAACGCTTCCTGAAGGACTTGCAGCTTGCTCTTGATCGGGAAGTCCGAGAAAGGAGCCGCCATGCCGTTGTAGTCAGACTCAGGCATGATGAAGTGCGAAGGCATTGCAGTCCGGTCGCTGTTTACGCGGTAGGCTTCAATGATCGCGGCGCAGAACGCCGTGAAATTCGCAGCAGTCAAGCCAGAGAGAGGAGCCGTAATCAGGGTGGTGTTCACCGTGACGCCAGACTGATTCAAGAGGCCCAGCACGTCCGAAGAGCCCTTGAGCCCCAGGAACGCTGTTTTCTGAATCCCTAAATCCCAGTTGAGTTTCCGGGCCTTCTCTTTAGCAGCGACCAAGTCCCAGTTACCGGCATTCAGCGCGTGCTGAAGATCGAATACCGACCAGCCGATTCCTTTGGCCCAGTTCTTCACGGCCAAGACCTTCGGCTCGACGCCGGTGTCAGCCGAGGCGACGCGGGAGCTGTTTGCTCCAGTGTTCAGGACGCCTTCCTCGAAGCCGCCGCCGAGCGAGTAGCTCAGGTAGGTGACGAGGTTAGTCGACCATGCGCCTTCGCCGACCACCACGGGGACATAGTCCGCAGGGGCGATCTTGAAGAACTTCTGTTCAGAAACCTTCTTCAGGATCTGAGTCAGGGAGGTGATGTCGATCTCGTAACCGAGAGCGTTGAACATCTTCTCCTGGTGTGCAGCCATTTGAGCTTCCCGATCGTTGAGTACGATCGGCTCGCCCTTACTGTTTAGAATCTTGTGAGCCATTTTGTGATCTCTCCTTGATCGGTTTTAATTAGGGAGCGTTGAAGTAAGCAGGACATGCCAACGACACTCGGATGAGGTCGCCATCAGCAGCGGCCTTATCAAGAGCCCATCCGGAGATCGGCTTGCCAGTCGTCGCGGTAACAACCTTGACGCCCGAGATCTGAATCATGACGAGAGCGCCGCGAGCGATCGCTGCACCGGCAGTCATGTACATGATGTCATCGAAGCCAACGTCGACTTCGACTACGTCGCCCACAGCGTGGGAGGCTTTCTTCAAGTCATAAACGATGAAGCCGAACACCACGTCGGTGTTGGCAGCGCATTCGACGACCTTCGGTACGCCTCCAGCGGAGTCGACGAGCTTCACAGGCTGACCGGCAACGAGGCCGCCAGCGGAAGTGGTATCGATCTGAGCCGAAAGAACCTTAGCCGCAGGACGCAGGCCATGCATCCCTTGGACTACGCTCTGTTGAAATTGATTTTGGGTTAATGCCATTTTCTTATCTCTCCTTAGATAATGAGTTGTTTTCTTTTCCGAGCCTTACTTCGACGAGCCGTAGCGGGCTTTGCCGCGCTTCACCTGGTCCAGCGACACTTCGATCGTCTTCTGAGCAGGATGCGCAACGTGTGCGTTCTTCAGCTCTTCGAAGATTTTCTTCTCGTTCGCCTTCTTCTCTTCGATCTTCTCGGCGTCGGCGGACTTCACTTCCGCTTCGACCTTCGGCTCTTTTTCCTTGACGCTCTCGGCTTCGTGCGCTTCGAGTTCCTTGGCCTTCTTCAATGCCTCCTCGTGAGAGATCGCGGATTTCTTTAGCTCGGAATACTTTTCGATGAGCTCATTCACGCTCATCTTCTCTTCGCCGACCATCACCTTGTGATCGCCGTTTGCCATCTGTTCGAGCTTTTCTTTCTCGATGGCGGCTTCGGCTTCGTTCACGAGCTGAGCGATAGACTTCGACACGCCGTTGGAGAGGGTGACTTCATGAGCCTCGATCTCGGCGGTGTTTTCGATCTTGGAGCGTTTAAAGAATTTCAGCATGGATTCCCCTTGTGAGTTTGCAGGACGATCGACCGAATTAACGAGGCTCTTGAGTTCAATGTCCTTTGCCTCATTGTAGGCTTTGAATTCTTCCGGCGTCAACACCATCGACTCCTCATATCTGGGATTCGGGACGATCGCTAGGTGATCATACTCTCCGCGAGCGACCTCCTGCTGGTAGTCGACGTTATGCCATTTACCGCCACCCTTAGATTCCTTGATGGTATAGGCGTTTGAGAGCTTCCACTTCTTTGAGATGGCTTCCATCCCGCGATCGGTCGTGACCATGAACTCGACCCAGTGCTTACCGTCGTGCTTGTTGTAGAAGCTCCTGACGACGATCCCGTCGGCAGAATTTGCCAGCTCCGACGGGTTTACCTCATCGACGTGATGAACGAAGACGGGGCGACCGCTAAAGGTAGGGTCCATTTCTTTCGCGACGTCGTTGGAGATAAATACACGCGAGGAGCCGGTCGCCGTATCGTACTCAGCGACTCCCTCGCAGAAGTGCAGGCCGTAGAACCGTTTGCCGATGATACTGGCGTTTGCGAGTTTCATAGTCTCCCCTTGAGGTTATATTTAGCATCACCGCTTAGGCTCTTTCCGTCTAGAGCCCATTGGTGCGGAATCATCACGTTGTCGAACTCAAGCGCTCCGATGAAAATCCATTGATTTGCCCCAGCCGACCGAAGCTGCGCCAATACTGCGATGATACCACCAATTGTCTGGTAGCGTCCTAGCGTGATCATTTCTTGGTCTTCGGCTCCTGGCCGGGGGCTAAGGCGATCGATACGCATCGACAATTATGGATTATAAGGTTATTGGCCTCAAACCAGTTCGTTTTTGTTTCGAGGTTAAAAACATGGCCATTAAATACACGAGTTCTTTTATCGATCACGCAGCTAGGGGTTATCAGACCAGCGGGCTTTCCTTGTGCCAATACGCCAAGAGTATCGGCGCTGGTAGCGACAGGTTGTCCAGAGAACTTAGAAAGCGTGGCGTAGTCATTGTTCGCGGCGTTGCTCCTGTGTGGAATAAGATCGTGCCCAACAAGAACGCGATCAAGGACTACAAGAACGGGATGAGTGAATTGGCCGTAGCCAAGAAATATTTGCTTTCCCGAAACGTCATCACTCGATGGCTCAACCTCGCGGGAGTCACTAGGCGCAACGGTTCCGAAGCTAACTATCTCCGCATGGGGCGCATGACGGCGCAAGAACGACTCGACCTCACTGAGAAAGCTCACAATGCTATCAGGGGTAAGCCCGCATCCAGGGAAAGCCGTCTTAAGCTCGCTGCTACTAAGAGCAAGCGGATTGGGCCGCTTGAGAAGGAAATGTGCGAGGCGCTCGTGCAGCGCGGATACTTGGTTGAGGATCAGTTCCCGGTCGACACTTATAACGTCGACCTGATGGTCAACGGAAGAGTCGCCGTGGAAGTCAGAACCGGAAAGGTCATCACACCGTACCTGCCCGAAAAGCGCGAGCGCATTAAATACATCCTCAATGCTGGATACAGCATCCTCGCTGTTCACTTCTTCAGCGTCGAGTCGTTTCATATGGCTCTTGAAAAGACTATCGCCGACCTGAACATCCTTTGCAGCGATCCATCCTCTCCCCGTAAGTACCGGATGGTTTCCTGTCGCAGAAAGGACTACGCCGTCGGACGTAATCACCTCGGTCAGATGACCCGAATACCTGCGCCGGTAAGCCTTGAGTATCGCCTGGTCGAGTCCTACGAGAGTTGATCCGGGCACACAATTGTAGTCCTGTCCGGGATGCTTCCGATTCCCGTCCTTGTCGACGATCGGCGGATCGTTCCATGCGTGATACGTCCCGTCGAGCCGCTTGTGATACGGACGGACCGGGTGATTCGGAGAGCCCTTCACGCAGCGCCAGATATAGCCGGGCGAGCCCATCGCTGTGAAACGGTTCTGCCTGATCTCGGCGGTAAGGAGGTTCGTTTCCTGGCGAGCCAGGAACTTCGCCTTAGACTGCCCGACTCCGTAGCCGTCTTGGATGGTCTTGACAAGCGCCTCATAGCGGACGCCTTTGACGACGTTTGCCTTGACCTGCTCGCGGAGCCGGACGATCTCGTCCTTCGCCCAGCCCTTGATCCGGAGCTGCATGTTCTCGGTGTATCGCTTCGCCATCCGGCGCTGCTGCTCGGGCGTGAACTTCGGGGGGATCGCGAGTTTCTTTACTGACTTCTGAAACGTCTGTTCGAGTTTGAAGATCGCCCGGTCGAATGCCCGGGTGACGCCCGCACCCTCTGCAATCGTCTCTGGACTGATCAGGTCGAGTGCTCGGTCGATCTTACGCGCAACCTCTAGAAAGCGGCTCTCGGAGGTAGCCATGGCAGCGCGGATATCGGGGGAAAGTTCTGAGCGTGGGATTTTCCAGCGTCCTTGTGTCCGATCCCACTGGGCTCCGAGTCCTTTCAGAGCCTTACTCGTCTGAGCCGTGAACCGGCCCTCGAATCCCCCCCGGGTATATTGAATCTCGCCCTTCGCGATGGCGAGCGCTAGGCCGTCGAGCTTCGCGTTCTGTAGGATCTCCTCGTCGGTGCCTAAGGCCTTGACGAGCGGGAGGTAGAGCTCACGGCGGAACAGCTCGCGTAGGATCTCCTCGATGTTTTCTTCTTCGACGGGCGGGAGGTGGATCGGCTCTAGGGTTTTCACGGGACGTAGACGCCCTTCGCTCGGATCGCGTTGATCCAGTTCGTAAGCGACCGAGGCGAGATATCGAGTTCAATCGCCGTGAGCTTACGGGAGCCGTGATGCTTCACGAGGCACTCGATGATCGCGGCCTCGCAGATCTCGCGGAGGGTCACGCCCCAGGAACCTGTCCAGGCACGCCGTCCGGCTCAGCGGTTAGCGGCATCTCCTCAAGCGACGTATCGACCTGGACCGGCAGTAGCTCGTCCTTGTTGATCGCCTCTTTCGCTTCCTTGAGCGAGACGAGGCCCTTGTCGAGAGCCATGATCACACGGCTGAGCTTGCTCGTCTTGATTGTCTCGACCTGCTCGGACGACATGATCCGGAGCGGCTCGAAGTCGATCTGCAGATCCTCGGGCTTGAAGCCGAACATCGTCCGGCATTTCAGTTCGAGCATCCTGATGATAACGTACTTGGTCTTCGCCCGGATCGTGCCCTCGACCATCGCGTTGTAGTTCTCGATATCGTCCTCGCCAGAGGAGAACCCAGCGGCGGAGAGGCCAAAGAGCTTGGTCAGCGGCATCTTGAGATCGGATGCGATCTGGATTCGGAACTCTCGAAGCATCTCGGCGAGCCCGGCAAAGGTAAGCTGCTTGTGATCCCACTCGTCCTTGGTATCCATTGACAGGGCGTTCTGGAAGTTCTTCTGCTGGTTCGCGAGCTGGATCCGCTTGATGATGCCTGCAGTCCCCTCGGCGGTCAGGAGCGAGGAGTTGAATCCGTCGATCTTGAAGATATCCACCTTAAACTCGTCAAGAACCTCGAAGATGAGTTCGTTTGATTTGACGTACTGATTGATCGATCGGACGAGTGCTTCGACGACGGAGAATCCCCAGCCGCGAAGACGAGGACGGATGAAGGAGGGCGCTTCGAGGCCCTTCATTCGGATCACGCGGGAGGTATGGACCCGCTTACCGTAGTAGTCGAAGTATTCGAGGTCTGGGAACATCCCGGTCGGATCGTTCGAGGTGGTCTGGTTCAGAGAGTAGAACAGCTCCCACATGTCAATGGCGCGGAAGTCGAGCGGTGAGCCTTCGGTGATAGCGTCCTCGTCGAGGGGCTGTGACCAGTCCTGTCCGGTGAGGATCAGGATGGCAGATCCACCAAAGAGGCGTTTCCATTTCTGAGACTGTGCGACCACGAGATTTAGCTCGCAGCGCTCGACTTCGGCTTCGAGTTCCTGGACCTGTTCGGGAGAGAGTTGCTTGGTCTTGATCGTATAGCCGCCTCGAAGGGCGTCGTCGACGGGCACGTCGATGAGGGTCTGAACGAGGCCGTGCTCCATGTACATTTGAGATAGCAATTGTCTAGAATTCGAAACCAGGTACCAGCGGGAGTTCTTAAACAAAGTATCCCACTGAGAGACTTGTGTCCCCGTGCTGCCTACTTGGAACCCACCCCCCACTATGTCAGAGAGGCCGTTGTGAACATACGACGAGTGATCATTCACTACCGCTTGTTTCTTGCTCGGTCGCTTTTTTGCCATTTCGCCTCTTCCGTTTCTTAACTGGGATAGTAACAGAGTCTCTCTCCGACCATCCAAGTGCAAGCCTGGTCAGCAGTACATTAGCTTTTGTATCAAGATCTCTCGCCCATTCACTGAGGTTCTTCGAAACTCCGTCTACTTCAATGATTCTGTTCGTTCTGAGGTTCGCCTGCTGCTCCGTGGCTGTCGCCCATCGGCAGTTCCCCGGCTCATAGTTTCCGTCGTTATCAGGGTATCTGTCTAGTGAATGGCCTTTGCTGGGGGCTAGACTCATGTGAGAAAAGAAGGCCTGAAATGAGTCTTGCCACTCCTTGCAGACACGAATCCCGCGCCCGCCATATCGCGAGTAGTTTGGTAGATTGGGATTTGAGCAGCGAGCCTTCATAGCCTGCCATGCGTGGTACTCTTTTGTTTTCGCCATTCCATGGGAGGTTCTTCTCGGGTTTGTAGTCCAGCGATCTCGTGCGCACCCGCATGACTTTGCAAACCCTCCACGGAGATGCGACCCGCTAACTCTGCTTATATTCCCGCAATCGCAAAGGCAGTCCCAATATGCGTGCGAATCGCCATCCTTTGATTCGGACCTCCGAAGAACCAGGTACATACCGAATCGCTGCCCATCGTGATTAATGAGTGTGTTTTTCATCTCACACTGATAACACAATTCGGCTACAGTACGCTGAGAATCGAGACGCTGCTAGTGAGCTCGTTTAAAGCATCCGCTGCAGCATCGACAATGTCGTCATGACCCTTATCACCGTCAAAGTTCTCCGTTTCGGTCAAGAACTCTTCGTTCCACGGGCCCCGAAGGAGGAGGATATTTCCGGCCTCAGCTTGAGCAGAGAGGGGTTTCGCGCGGGTGACTTTATCTGCTGAGGGTTTGTTGACTCGAACGATGTAGCCGGCGAGGAGCCGCACGAAGTTCTGCATGTCGGCGACGCCTGCGGAGCCAGGGTCTTGCGCGATGCTGACCTCGCAACCTCGCCCGTCCTGAGAGGCCGTGTTCTTCACCAGGCGTTCGACGGCGAGGGGCGATCCGCGCAGGGATGCCAGATCGGTGATGATATAACGTCCGTCGGCTAGCCGGGACATTTTCACGCCACGGGTCCAGTCGGGATCTGGGTTCTGGGTTGAGGGCTCAGTTGCGGCCTTATCCCAAGCTCGGATGGTACGGACGACACCGTGAGGGATAGCATCGACGACAGGGAACCACTCGCGGCGAAAGAACATGCCGCCCGTGGCGCGGACGTTCCAGTTACCCTCGAGGAGCCTGAGCCGGTCGATGCGGGAGAGGGCCTTGAGGTTTGCGAGGTAGGAGGGGTCCTTTTCCATCAGGATTTTATTATCGGAAAGGAGAGAGGGCACGAAGGTGAGGGACTTCGGGATGGTTTCTGGTCCGTGGGCCGCGATGAGCTCCTCTCGAGAGTCGGCCCAGTGAGTGACGTCATCGAGACGTACGAACCAGCGGATAACTCCGGATCGTTCTTTGATGGGGAAGCCATCGGGCCCGATCCACCAGTCGAGAAGGGTACGGACCCAGGAGTCAGCGTCGGGGTTACAGGTTGCGCGGACGTAGCCTGGGACTCCGGACATGGAACGATTGCGGCTCAGCATGTACCAGAACATTTTGGAGGTGAAGTGCGTGAGCTCATCGAAGCCGATGTAGGGAATCTGAGCGCCTTGCCAGTCGTAGATGTTTTTGTCGTGTTCGAGGTGCGAGAACTTCATTCGAGCGCCGGACTTGAAGACCCATTCGAGGACGGACTCTCGTGGCTCGGCGTTGAGGAGTCGGTAAAGCTGTTCTGATTCGTCCCAGAGGCCGCCTTCGTTTCTGACCTGGACGGAGGAGCGGCGGAAGATCACTCCACCGAAGCGCGGATTGTTGTGATGCCGAAGGGGTTCGAGGAGCAGGGCGAAGGACTTGCCTCCGCCAGCCGCTCCGCCCATGACTGCGATATCAGCTTTGCTCGCCAGGAAGACTGATTGTGGACCCGGCTGCGGGGATATCGATAACCGTTCGGCCATTATCAGGGAGTGTAATCACGACCTGTGGCCCTTGCGCAACGGAGCCGGTGAGTTCGACGTGGGCTTTGGGTTTACCGACGAGGCGATCGAGGATCATGTTGAGGGCAGCGGGATCGCCTTTGTTGATGGCTTTGACGGCGATGGAGGCGAGCCAGACGCGCAGAACGGTAGCGGTGGGATCTTTCGCGACGGCCTGAAGAGATGGGAGGTCGCCCTTGAGGATGAGGGAACCGATGTCCTGGAGGTCGTCGGTGGTGAGTCGCTTCAATGCGCGTTTGGCTGGGTTATGGGCCCCGGCTCCGAGGGGATTGCCCACTTGCCCCGGCTTGAAATCCCGTCCGCCTGTTTTCGGTCTACCCATTCACGGCATTTGTATCGCATTTGTCAGGTATGAACAAGTACAGCCCCTCCCGAGCGCCAGGAGGGGCCATACGTCCGCCGGCGGAGCCGCTTACGAGGTGACGACGCGGGCGGAAACTTAAAGGTAGCCTAGGGCTTTGCCGGACTCGAATCGGATCTCAGAATCCTCGGCGGCTTCGATGGCGAGGCACTCGGGGCAGAGTTCGGAGTCGTCGTCGAGTTCGGTATCACAGTTCTGGCAGGTCATGAGTCGCCTCGATTAGTTTCGTCGTCAGAGGACAATGCGGCGATTTCATCGTCTAGCTCAGGGCCTGGGATTGTGACCCAGCCGAGTTCACTGGACCAGTACATGCTATAAGATTTAGCTAGCTCTCGCTCAACGATGGAGAGTTCGCCTTTGAGTTCGTGGACCCGCTTAATAAGTTGCGCTCTGGATTTCATATCGTCACCTCGTACTAACAGAATAACGCGGTGCGACAGAAATGGCAAGCCCCTATTTCTTGGGGGGGCGTTTCCGGGGCTTACGGGGGCGCGGTATAAAGGCCATAGGGAAGCACATTATGGTGCTTCCTTTACATAAATAAGCAGGGACTGATCGCGTTTAGCTTGCATAGAATATTTTTGTTTTTCCTGTCCGGTAACGCCTTCTGAAATAAGTCGATAGCCGAGTGATGAGATGACGTTGCGCCATTTCTTTTGTTCGTTCTTATCCTTCTCGGTCTGGATCGCAAGCATCCCGCCTGTGACGAGGTACTGCATGACGTTGCGGAATACTGGCTTCGTGATCTTCTCGTGAAACTCGTCATAGGATTCTAGTCCGTCGTAATGCCCCCTGTTACCGCCGTACTCCTCGAAATTGAAGTAAGGGGGGGATGTGTAGCAGAGATCGAACTGACCCATGAGTTCTGGGCGGAACACGGTAGAGTCAGCACACTGAATGCGCACGTCTGCTCCGGGCGTCTCGAATAGTTCCTCTTGAATCATGTTTAAGTACTCGTCAAAGGCTGCTTGATTCGTATCGAATCCAAGGTACCTGATTCCGTGCCTCGCCGCATAGAGTGGTGACGTGCCGTGGCCTGAGAACGGATCAAACCAGCCTAGCTTTGCGTTTGCCACGACGGACTTATCAATCTTCCAGTTTCCAGCGATAGCGAAAATATTTGCTCTGAACTCCTTTGGGTACACGAGTCCGTCCGGGCAGGTAATAGCAGTGGGGCATCCTACCCAACTACTCCCCGTGAAACCTGTGCATCCGGCGTTGCTGGCGGCGCTGGCGTCGCTGGCGTTGCTGGCGCGGCTGGCGGCGCTGGCGTTGCTGGCGGCGCTGGCGTTGCTGGCGCGGCTGGCGCGGCTGGCGGCGCTGGCGTTGCTGGCGGCGCTGGCGTTGCTGGCGCGGCTGGCGCGGCTGGCGGCGCTGG